CCGTCGCCCTCGGACAGTGACGCCACGGGACTCGAATCCGCCGGGTGACGACGGAACTCGACAACCGCCTCCCACGCCGCAACCGACGTGGCAGAGCCATCGATCACATTCCCGACATCCCAGTCGAGACTATCCCCTCGGACGACCGTCCGTGTCATGCACTACTCCGTCGCGAGCCAGCCCAATTCTACCACAGCGTGGGGCGAACTCTCGCGGTCATGGTAGACCTTGACAGAGGCGTGCTGGCAGATTTGGGAGTCGTCGACGATGACGCCACACTCCGTAAGGCCATCCATGACCGACTTGAGCAGGTTGTCGATGTCTGGCTTCGCGATGTGCGAGACCACCCCCTCGACCTTGGACAGTCGCTTTGGACGTTTCATGTGGAACTCCACTAGAAGACGAACAGGTCCTCTGATTGGCCCACGCTGACCGGTGCCGGCGACTGCGATATTGGCCTCTGATCCGATGGCGGATCGGAATTGAGCTGATTGATGAGGTCCATACACGCAGACCTTTCCGTTGCGGACAAAAGCTCGCGGTCGAGGCTGGGCTCTAGGGGCGGCCCGGACCACAAACCGAGCTGTTGTCCAGCGGCCCAGACCATCCCCCTCGCCATCCAGCTCCAGTCCTGGACCGGGCCACTGGACGCAATGCCCGCAAACTTCGCCTTCACCACCTCCAGTAATCGATCCGTCAGTTGCGTCGGCTGATTCTCCAGCTCTTCCATGATCTGGGTTCTGCCCCACTCGACTTCTCCTTCGTCGATAGAACTCGACTCCTTCCGGTTCCGCAGCCCCACCTCGCGATCCCGATTGGCCTCCATCTGCCTGATTTCTCGGATGATCCACGCAAGCTGGACACGCTCACTCGACTTGTCGCACTTGACGTTCTCGATGGCCTGAGTGACCAACTTGGGGTCAAACCTGCCCAACTCCTTCCGCCAAAGCCTTACATTTGCAAATGACCACTCACCACGAGGCCAAAGGCCCTGGGCGTAGGACACTGGGTCCGAGATGTCGATGGTGTTTTGTTCAGCCACCGAGTGCCTCCACTCGCTCGGTGAAGATCTCGATGAGCGCGTCGATGTCCTCGCGGGAGAACATGTCGTTCAAGCACACCCAGATGTGCCGGCCCATGTGGAACGACCGGACCACAGGCATGCCCCACGAGTCACCGAATGCCGCTGGGATGGCGCCGGCGATATTGCCCAAAAACTGGGTCGTCACGCACAACTCACCCGATGGCGCTCTCATCATCCCGACGCCGGAATCACCACACCACAGCACGGTAATTTCCCTCGGTAGCCACACTCGATCATTCAGCTTGACCATTTCCAAGGACTCCTTGCCCACACCTTTGGGCACAAGATGTAGTGGTGCCCCACAAGGCGCACCCCGATATATGGGTGGCACTCGAAGATCGCGGCGATTCTCGCCAACACTGTCACAAGAAAACCTCTTGACTTCGAGCTGCCTGCGACGATCATCCTAACCATGAATGTGCAACATGTGCTAGACGCTTGGATAAAAAGTCGTCCTCATGTCGGGCTTCGCAAGAGCACCATCAAGCAGTACGAGGTCATAGCCCGAGACTTTTGCCGACACTTTGGGCACCGTGACCCTGAGCAACTGTCGCCTCCAGACTTCCGAAAATGGCTGGGATCCATGAGGGATCGGATGACCAACACGACGGTCTCCAATCGGGTCAAGGTGATCCGGTCGGCATTTCGGTGGGCACAAGAAGAGGAGCTGTGCCCGATGCCGCGAATGGGGGGAGACTTCCGGAGATTCCGCCAAAGCCCCCCGCTCAAGCTGACTTTTGATGATAAAGAATGCCAAATCCTTCTTAGCAACTGTTGTCCGTCTTTGTTTGCTAGTTGTTTGATTGGACTCAACGCTGGATTTGGAAATGTCGACTGTTGGGCGCTCAGGCACCACCACATCTCGGGCGACATGGTCGACATGCCACGACCCAAGACGGGCACTGAGCGAAGGGCTTGCTTGTGGCCTGAGACGGTCGCAGCATTGGAACGGGCCGGCCTGCCACTCATGGGCAAGCACGGCCCGTTCCCAAGCCCTGAGAGCATCGGAAAGGCGTTTCGATCCCTGTGCGTCCGGTCCGGCATCTACCAGCCAAAGCGGACGTTCTATTCGCTCAGGCGGACCTACCGGACCGCTGTCGATGAGCACCTGGACAGGCCAGCGATCGACATGACCATGGGCCACACAACCCCCGGCATGGGAGGACGCTACGTCGCCTCGATCTCCGATGACCGGCTCAGGGTCGTCTCGTTCCTCGCGCGGAAACGCTTGTTCCGAGACGCCATCCCCTCCGCCCCGAAGACCGAATCGGCCAGAGACTCCGGCATGAGAATGTGCGTGTAGCTGCTTCCGGTCCTGACGATGGCCGGGAACATGCCGCTCTTGACAACCTGCTGGACCTTGGGTCGGCCAACGCCATACCGCTCCATGATCTCGGTCGCCGTGATCCATCGGTCAGAATGGGATGTCGTCGGTGCGTCGACCGCCTGTTCCCTGTCCAGATCCAGAGCTTCTTCCTCTCGACTCGATTCGCTCATTGTATTCCGACTCCGTCTCAAACTTGATGGACAACCACTTGCCATCTGCGCGATTGCTCTCTTTCGCCCATGCCGCGAGCCGGAACTTGACACCGTCGATCGTGGCGTCGCCGCCGAAATCCGGCTGCTTGTCGGACTTCTTCCGGTCGTTCCGGAACAGCCGACCGGTGTTGTTGAACGCTTCGTTACTCATTGTTCTGGCGCCTCCATTCGTCTACCTCCGGTTGAAAGTGAGCAATGACCGCGCGAGCGAACTCCGGAGGCAATTCGTCGAGCGAGTGAAACTCCTTCTTCTCCATCCCCTGCTTTTCACACCACTTGGATGCCGAGCTCATCCACATGTCGATACATGCGCGACCCTTCTCGTGGAACCCTGGAATGAACTCGCCAAGCACCCTGAGCTCGAAATCGGACAGTGGCGCCGAAGGATCCTGAATGCCGGCGTGGTACTGCTGGTTGCCGTCCTTGGCCTTCTCGGTGCGGTGGCTGCGGCTTCTGTTGGGTGTTGAGTTGCCCCCACGCTCGTCAGGCGTCGACATCGAGGAGTCGTCGATCTGGGCACTGTCAATGACCCGATCTCCGGTCCGGGGCAGCATCAGGAAGTCGCGGATCGCGTACGTCAGACTGGTCGTCGACGCCGCCAGTACCGCCTTGTCCGCCGCCGACCCACGACGCTCCACGAACGGCAGCTCGAACCTCGTCTCGATCTGCTGGCCGTTTTCACAGTCGATGCAGGCGAACCTCTGTGCGAGGTAGGTGATGCCATCGGCCATGTTCAACTCCGACGACATCCGGATGATGAGCAGGTCCAGGTCGTTGAAGACCTCACGGGTGTGCTCCAGCATGTGCTCCGCCGAGGTGTAGGCGTAGTTCCCGTGCTGGTTGTGCGAGTCCTTGCCGACGCCCTTGATGCGTCGCCGGGCCTCAATCAGCTTTGCGACCAAGCCAACGGGGCGGTTCGGCAACGTGGATTCCGTATCCGGGCCATGCCCCCCGCTCGACACACTGCTTGTACGTTCCGAGCCATGCCCTGCATGTGTCTTCGCCAATCTGGACTCCTTCCGGTGAGACGCTGATGATCGAGATGCCGTATGGAGGCTCCACCTCCACGACGACGAACGTGTGCCTCTTCCATGACCGCCTGGCCTTCCGGATAGCAGTCCGGTAGAACGCGGCCTGGGTGTGGTAGTAGCGCTTGTAGATTTCCAAACAGAACAGCTCCGGATCGGCGTCCCTCGTGGTCTTCAGGTCCACGACCTCGCCATCCGAGGTGATCCCGTCCAGCTTGCTCTTGCACTCGACGCCATCCCAGTCGAAGTAGAACTCCTCCTCAACAGAACCCGACTCGATGCAGTCGTTCACCAGCATGCTGGCGTGGGCGTCGGACATGACGCAATCGCATACCCTGCGGGCGGTGTCCGTCATCTGCTGGTTGATGACCCGCTTGTCCCCAGACCCCTCCTGCAAGGCGGCCCACGCCTCCTTGCCAGCCTTGGTCCGACGGTCGATCTTCTCGTCCATCAGGATGAACCTGTCAGAAACCGTGTCTGGCTCCAGCACCATGGCGTGGATCAGCGTGCCCAGCAGCATGGGCTCGGTCTCCTCGATCGGACGGGACAGTCGATACCGGAAATACGCCGGTGATTTACGGATATCCTTCAACTTGGAGTGGGAGATCCGGTCAATGCTGTAGTAGTCTTGGTCAGGCATCGCACAGTGATGCTAGCGAACTTTGGCACTTTATGGTGCAGCATTGGAGGAAATGTGACAGATTTCGGAAAACAGTTGAAGGCGTGGCGTAAACGCAATCGTGTCAGCGTCTTGCGGATCTCGAAGGAGACCGGAGTTGCCCGTGAGACCATCACAAACATCGAGGAGGACCTCCGTCAGGCTCGGGATCGGACACTCAGTCTGCTGCGTGACTACATGCGGTCCGTCGACGAGGAGCGGACCACCGACGTGCTGGCATCGGACGCGGAGTCCTGCCCGGCTGGTGTCGTAGTGCTGTCGAACCCCTGCTACAAGACCATCAACGCCTTGTGCGAGTTCGGCAGGATCATCCTGGTCAACGGCAAGACGGTGAAGGTGTTCAGGGTCGAGAAGGAGGATTGAAAAAGCCCCCGGAGCAGAACTCCGGGGGCTCGATCGGGGGCGGGTCAAAGGGTCAATAGCCCTTCTTCTTGCCACCCTTGCGCTTGTGGCCGCACTTCTTCTTGCCCTTCACGTCATCGCTCCACGGACACGAGGGCATAGTCCATCGTGTCGAAGTGATTGGTGACGCCGTTGCTGTTGTTGCCGGCGACCAGACGGGCATTCCCGGTCGGGAAGGCAGCGTCCACGGTGGCGGCAATCGCACCATCGACATACACCGAGAAGGTCCCCGCCTTGAACTCGAAGCCGAGGCGGACATCGGCGTCGGCCACCATGGTGCCGATGGTGGTGTCGGTGGCACCGCCGGCGTTCCGGACACGGAACACGATCTCACCGCCAACGACGGTGAAGTACGCACCCTGCGTGGACGCGGCGACCGGCGAGGCGTTTGCGGCGACGACGGCCAGGCCGACGACACCATTCACGCCGGTCCCGGTGAACGCACCCTTGGCCTCGAAACTCAGAGACTCCGGGGCGTTCGCCAGCACCGCAAGAGAGGTGGTGGTGGCAGCCGAGCTGCCGCCAACGCAATCGATCTGACCGTTCAGGCCGCCATTCTCGCTGGCGGACCCGGACAGGCCGACGGTGTCGAAGCAGTCCGTGAAGAACCAAGACGCCTTCGACGGATTCGCAAGCGAATCCATCCACTGGCTGGAGCGGGTCGCACCACCCAGATAAGTCACAATTCCCTGTGCCATAGTTCAATACTCCTTTCGTCAGAGACCGAGGGTGGCGTCGGAGCCACTGGCGAGCACGAACTGGCGACGGCGGTCGTAGCACAGGTAGTTCATGGTCGTGTCGACATGCGTGACATAGACCGTGTGCTGCGACGGAGCCACTTCGGGACCCATCTCCCGCATGAACTCGCCCGACAGGAACACCGGGCGGAACTTGCCCCAGTTGATCCCGAAGACCGGCTCGGACTCGCTCTTGTCGAGGTACGGGACGTAGGTCACTGGAACGCCACGGAAGATGACCTTGCCGTCCTTGGGAGCCAGGTCGTTTCCGAGGTTGTCGTTCTGGTTGTTGAGACGCTTCTCAAGCTTACCAAGCACGTCGTAATTGGTGTAGTAGCCGTACGACGTTCCGGTTCCGTACGGCGTGTCGGTCACGCCTGGAATCGGCTTGAACGCGGTCTTGACCGCAGCCTCTCGCCAGTTGTCGACGAGCGTGTCGAGGGCACCTTCGCCGGCAGTGTGCTTCGCGGACCAGTTCCGCCAACGCGGGTAGGCGTCGGAGTCGATGTTCGCGGCACCCTGCGAGAATCCAGCGGGGTTGCCACCCTCGAAGCCGGGCGTGCTGGCGTTGGGGTTGTAGACGATCCAGTACGACAGACCGTACGCCTGCTTCTGGTCGGCGGACGATCCGGGCTTGCCCCAGAACCGCTTCTCCATCAGCTCGGCCAGAGACGCCATCGCGTCCGAACGGCGAATCTTGATCAACTCCACAAGCCGACGGGGCTCGCGGTTCATCGCGATTTCACGACGCTCGATGGCGTAGTTGACGTTGGTGTGACGCCACGGAATGTTGCCCAGAATCATGTGATCCTGGATGTCGAGAGAGTCGACCTCGAAGAGTCCGACCTCCTTGGCGGCATCGCTGTGCCCAACCATCAGGTTGAACTGGATGCCGGTGCCGCTGTCGAACGTGGCGCGATTCTTCCGGAGCAACTGCTCCATCGCGACATGCTCGGTCAGGTCGCTAGCCAGCTCCGTGAACTTCAGCTCACCCAGCTCCCGCTGGGTGGTCTTGATGAGGTCCAGAATCTGGTCAGCCTGAAGGGTTGCCATGATTCACTCCTAGTCGCCAAACTCCATCTTCAGCATCTTCTCTCGCAGCTTCTGGACCGCCCGCTCCTCCGGCGTCATGTCCGATTGGCGTGCCGTGGGACGGGGCAGTCGCTGCGACTCCCGACGCTTCGATCGAGTCTGACGCTTTGTCATGCGTTCAGAAAGATCAGGGAAGTCAACATTCATCGCCATCTTGATCAGCTTTTCCCAACCGGGTGACGGCTTCCCCTTGCGGGCGTAATCGGCCTTCAGGGTCGTCGCCGACTCGATCAACTGATCGCGGGCGGACTTCTGCTTGGCGTCCAAACTGCCGGAAGCACCAAACACATCGGGAAACGTCTCGGCTACCGAATCAAGCGCGCCTTGAATCGGATCCGAGATCCCGGCGGCCTCAACACGCTCCATCAACTGGTTGATGAGGCGCTGCTGCTGAAGCACGGTCTTCGCCAGGTCCTCGTCGAGAAAGCTGGCGGGATCGATCTCCCCCTGGAAGGGCTCTGGATCGACTTGACGAATCTTATCGCCTTCGGACTCGTCCACTACTTCATCGGATTCCTCGGGTTCGTCTTCCATCTCGTCGTCCGACTCTTCCGGTGCGGAGTCGTCTACGTCGGCCTCGCCGTCGTCATCCTGGGAGATGCTGGCCTCCGCTTGTTCGTCCTCCTCCTCGACCTCTCGAACAGCCTCCTTCTCGGCTTCACGGGTCGGGTCTCGGATGTCGAACGGGTCGTCCTTGACTTCTTCGGTGGTCGCTTGTTCAGTCATATCCATTCCTGTCGTGGAGCTTCATGGCTCTCAGATAACTCCGTCGGTGTGCCGCATTCTCGAACTTCGGACGGCCATGACGGTCGAAAGACACGTTCACCCCCCTGGACTTGAGTTGTGCATCGGTGTTCGGGACATCCGATGGATGCACCGCTGCCGCGTCGGACCAGATCGGCCAGCCGGCGCAGCCGGGCACGGTGTGCTGGTGCTCGGCGACGATGTCTCGGGTCAATGTCGTCCCCTCGTGCTCGATCTTGCCGTCGGTCTGCCGACGCAACATCTCCGCATAGGACATCTTCAGTTCGACAAGTTGCCCGTCCGGGTCCCGGTAGCAGTAGATCGGCATCAGTCGGGGGTCCGTGTCAGCGTGTCACGCTGCTGCTGGTTGGGGTTTCCGCCAGACAGGATCTGCGTCATCACATTGTCCCGGCTTGCTCGGGTGCCCCCGGTTGGCCGATTGATGCGCTCGTAGCGTCGTGTCGTCACCGAGGGCTTGGACATGTTGGCGCCGGTCTGATCAGTGGCGAATTCTGGCGCCTGGCTGGCGGGAATCACAAGGTCCTTGAGTTCGGTCGTGTTGGTCAGGTCCGACAGGTGGTTCATCAGCGACGGCACGTCGATCGTCAGGCCCTGCATCTGCATGGCGGGCATCAGCGGGGCCAGATACTGCGTGACCGTCTTGGTGATCGTGTCGATTCGCTGGGTGTTGCTGGCGTCCTGCATGGATGCTGGGGCCACATCGAACGTCAAGTCGATGAAGTCGGCCTCTTCGCGGTCCGCCGGCGTGAACTCCAGAGGCACCTCGATGCCGTTGTCGGCAAGCGGCAACATGATCTGGTAGTTGGTCTTCGGGTCGTAGAACACATACGTCGCGATCTGCCTGGTCACACGCTTCGCGAACGACAGCATCCTCGACTGGTAGTCCCGGATCTTCTGAGACGCACTTGCCTGGATGAGCTGTTCCTGGCCGAGAGTCTCGGCGGAGTTCGACAGTCCACCCATGGCGTCCAGGTTGCCAGACACATAGGAAAACATGTCCCGCATCTGGATCAAGAACGCCAGACTGGCCTGATCGACGCCGCCAAACGACGCCTGCGCCGTGGCTTCGGGGCGATCCACGCGAATCACGTCGCCGTCTTCAGCCTCCAGAATCCGCTCGCCGTCCTCGTCGGCACCCGCAGCGACCATCGTGATCGTCTTCTGTCGCTCGGACTGGCGGATCAGCTTCCGCATCACCACATTGATGCCATCGTTCAGGTCGACCAACGTGTTGACTGGCGGGACCGGCATCAGGTTTCCGCTCAACTCGCCCAGACACAGAAACTCGTACGGGCCACGCTCGGGACCCTCCCAATCGACCTCGCGAAGCGGCTTCGCGGTCACGATCTTGCCGTCGTCATCGGATCGGAAGGTCATCACCTTGCGATCGAGGGGCATCCAGATGTCCCACAACTCGATCGTCGGCACCAGTTCCGAGTCCTCGTCCATCAATCCAGACGTTCCAATGGTCTGGAGACGGGGATCGCCCTGCTCGTTGTACGGATTGGGACGGTTCGGACTCAGGCCCCTCATGTCGAAGAGCTTGCTCTCCTTGGCGATCTCAAACGGCAGGATGTACCTGTTTCCGGAGAATCGCATGCCCTCGAACGACGTGGCACGCATGTCCAGCACCAGATCGTCCATCAGGACCGGGTCGACGAACGGAAGATCCGCGTCGTGAAGACTCCCGATTCCGCCATCGATCTCGGTCACGCCGATCTTGACGGCCCCGACGCCGAAGATCGCGTCGAAGACGACTCTCTGGAACGTCTCGGACAGGTCGATCTCGTCCATGACCTTGTTGACGGTCAGTTCGAGCTTTTTGGCGACCGGACGCATGGCCCTGGTGCGGCTTCGGACGATGACACCGGGGTTTCGAGCGGCCAATTGCCGCTTGAAGATGCCGATCGCCAGCTCCATCATGTTGAGCGGCATGCGATCGCCGGATTCGCCGTAGTGGGCACCCAGATAGTGCCGGATCGAGGCCATTCGGCGCTCCCGAAACGGCTGCATCCGGAGTCTCGACCACTCCACGGCACTGCCCAGACGCTGGAGCTTCTCTCTCACCATGACCATTCCCCACTGGTGGCCGTAGCCTCGGCACGGTCACGGCGCCATTTCAGGCTCCCCGGCTGAGGACCAAGGTCCAACTTGACCTGATTTGCACGCCCACCAGCCACCCCAAGCGCCGCCAAGGCGTCCGCAGTGACACGGTCGCCGTGATTCAGACGTGCTCCACTGGGATCTTGAGTGCTCACGGCACGAACGTGCTCGATTCCGGTACTTGTGTACACGAACTCCCTTGCTTCCTCGACTGCGTCCCTGGACGGGTTCGAGAATGCGCCATCAAACAACATCTTCCGGTAGTTTCCAAAGAGCGCAATCTTGCTCTCCCTGTTCGGGATCCATCCGATCCGCTGAGTGAGCTGCCGACTGAGCACTCCTTCGACGGGTCTGAGGTAGAAATTCCGGAATCCGCGCTCGATGCAGGCATCCCCGAAGATCCGACCAGGGCCAGCAGCCTCGTGGATCAGATACGCCGGATACCCGTCCTCGGTCTGAAACCACTCCGCCAGATCCACGGCACACCCAGCCATCTGATCAGGACGATGCGTCGCGGACACCCACTCGGCGACCTTCTCTCCAGTTCGGCGGTCCACGACCGAGATGCACGAATTGCTCGCACCAGTGCCGGCGGAGATGTCGGCGCCCATCGCGTAGTCGCTGGGCAGGGGCATGCCATCAGGCATCATGCGGCACCACAACTTCAGACAGCCACGCGGGTCCTCGCGGAACACAGACTCGTGCAAGTTCCCAACGAAGTCAGGCCGTCTGCACTTGGCGGAAATCAGTCCGATCTTGGCCGAGTCGAAGAACACGCTCTGGCTGGCCGAGAAGTCGATGTCCAGTTCCTGGGCGATCTCCATCGGGGACACGCATCGCTTGCATTCACGGTCGTACCACGGTGAGCGGACCTTGCCGCCATCGTCGTACAGGCCCTCGGCCTTCTCGGGGTGCTTGGACCAGTGCATCCGCAGGTGCGGGATGTTCTGGTTCATGGCGATGTCGGCAAACGCATTGCCGGTGCCGGCGGGCGTCGAATTGAAGATCCGGCTCCGGGTGGCGTCACGGGTCGCACTCAACGCCCGGTAGCCCGCCTCGATGTCGAATGCCGCAAACTCGTCCAACGCAATGGCGGTTCGGCGGTCGCCACGAGCCACATCACCCGTCGTGGACTCCCCGTCGATCGTGGAACCGTTGTCCTTGTTGGTCAGACGCAACTTCGCACGCACCATCCCCGGCTTCATCCACGTCGGCAGATGACGCAACACGAAGTCCAGCTTCCAGAACAGACTCTTCGGGTTGCCAGACTTGTCGACGTAGTCTTCGTTTCTGGAAACCAGCAAGAACGACTGACCAGGCCGGAACAGCCACCGCCACAGGAACACCCCCAGCAGTGCCCAACTGGCCCCCATGTCCCGGCTCTTTGAGATCACCAGATCAGACTGTCCAATCGAGGACTCGATGGTCCGGACCGCCTCCTCTTGGAACGGGTACAGAATGAACGGCAGTGTGGAAGGCTCCTTGCGAGG